GTGGCCGTCAGCGCCACCTCTTCAGCGGTGACAGATGTGTCGGTAGTAGATGCCTCCACCTCAGTCATGAGGCCGCGAGGCATTTTGTTCGTCGTGCTTGACAGAACCACCAATTGGTCCGATAAGTGGCCAATAAAGGCGCAGAACACGGTGTCGCCGGCAGCCAGCCCATTTGCCCCGAAAAAGGTCGGGCATGGGCCATAGGCCGCTTCACCGCTGAGCCGCGGCAACTGCACGTAGCAGGCATTCCCGTCTACCCGAACGACAATGCCGATGTAAACGCCGCCGCCCTGGACGGGGACTGATGAGGCCTTGCTATAGGAAATCAGGTTCATCAGTTCACCTTCTTGGGGTCAGGGACCACTGCAGTTTGGAAGGTGACATTAACCGGGTCTGGTACGCCTTCCATGAACTCGACGGCAGTAACCAAATACAGCCCATCAAAATTTGGCAAGCCCTTAAGTCCAATCGTCATTCCCGGCCGGATATTGACCGCATTTGTTCTGTCAAGGACAACACTGCCCGACCCCTCAAGAGGGTCATTCTCTGATCGACGAATACGTGGCATGTCAAGACAAACAAATCGAGAGTCAGTGGACGGGGTCGGATAGGTGATTGGAATGTATTGAAGGTTGTTGATGCCGAATGCAGTGATCGATCCCTCGGCTGTAAAGATATTTGACGGATCAGTGTCGATGCCGATCTTGCCAAGCAAAAACGCCTGAGACGCAAAAAATAGCGAACCGTCGCTTTCGAACAGCGCATACTGAAGTGATGCAGCCGCCCTACCCAGTACGTCCCAGACGGATTCGTCGTTGTTGCCGCTAGAGACCTGGAAGGAGGACTGAACGGTGGGATTTGACTGTCCGTAGAACTTCAGGAAGAAGCGATTGGCCGTGAGCCGGGCAAAGTCATAGGCCGAGGCGCCACCGATGGCCCTGGGCTGCTTGTCGCGTTTCATCAACTGGATGAATGTGGATCGAGCCTGAATATTAATCTGGGGCGACGACCCCGGGCCACGACCCACCTCGACTGCCGCAATTTCAAATGGCATGTTGCGGTATACCAGATTGCGACGAATTTGAAAGTAGTTGCCCTTCATCATGGAGAAATCTGGATCGATAACACTAAATGAGATTTCGCTTGCGCCGTCGATGCGGTAACTCACAGAAAAGTCTGTGATGTATTCGGCAATTTGGCCGACCTGTTTTGTGGTCAGGTCATTGATGGTAATTAATGATGAATCGATCATCACGGGTCATCCAGATGCAGGTATGGGAATAAGCACAGTTATGCCTTGTTCGACGGCTTGGTCTAAAGCAATTCTTTGATTTGTGGTCAATTCCTTGTGGGTATCGGGGGGCGGACTTTTCTTTTTAACTGGCGGCACCTGCCGCGGATACGTGATTGCAGGAAAGCGCACGACCCCAATATCCGGGTTATTCACTTCACGCAAAGTGATCGAGCACTCCGCCGCTGTAATTTGATTGTCCTTATTTCGTCGGACTGAGCGAACCGTGAAGTCTGTAATGTGGAAAAAGAAACCGCTAGATGTCCTGCTTGGCTGGCCGGGAATCTGGAATGGATTGGTCAGCATTCCATCCATGCCAAAAACACTGACGGTTCGCTTCGAGGATGCCATGTATCTCAGTGTTACTAAGTCATCGTCGACGCTGTATGTGATTCCGTCCCCAGGCCGAGCAACCAAAAAGTTGAATGAAACGTCGAGCAACTTGCTTTGTGAGTAGTCAATTAATGGGGTGCGCCCAGGGCGGTTGATTTCCGTCCATTCAGCGGCCATGTTGGAGTATTGAACATCAATCGGCGCATAGGGGAAAAAGAACTCGTACGGCTGGTCCTGAATAGTTGAAAGATTCAGAACCATTTTCGCGGTGATGTTCTGGGACTGAACTGCCACAGCGCCAGAGATTTGACCCACAGAAAGGGCTCGCCTATCGCTGGTGTTTTTAATGGTGAACCGCAGTGACCGAAGGTCTGAAGTTGACATGACTATCTCCTTTCGCGGCGGTTCTGATCGAGGCGCTGGATTCGATCCATTACCTTGGAGGCGATTTCATTGGCGTCTGCATTCGCGCCATTGACATTGACCGAATAGTTGTAGACATTACTCGACGCCGATGGTGTCGACATTGGCCTAATCGCCGGCATCGACATGTCACCCATGGGTGTTTCGCCAGGAACGACATGAAGGTGACGGCCACCGCCGCGACCGTGGAACTCCGCGAATCCACCGGAGTTATTTACAAGACTCGCGTACTGGCCAAGATTCTGACCGACTAGGTCGTATGCGCGGCCCGTGATGTGGTCAGAGTTAATTGAGCCAAGATTCGTTGTGCGGAAGGCCGATGTAATCGAACGCTTGCCAGAAAGCATTGAGTTGAAGTAGTTGTGGCGGCTCAAGGTTCGCCCAAGACGCTGGGTGGTTGTGTCGCCGCGGGGCGTCCTGGTATCGGGAACGGTTCCATCAGAGGGATCGAACCATGATGGATTTTGGTTGTACCAGACAGGCGCATCCGCGTACCAGTCTGGGTTTGCCCCGAACCCAGCCTTGACCGCGTCCTGAATTCCGAGATACATGGTCTTCTGGTCATCACTGAGCATGTCAAAGAAGGGACTAGTCTGCGTATTAAGGTGCATATACGAAAAAGAACCAAGCCCACCTAGTACTCCAGTGCCATGCCCCCGCGCGCCAGTGTGTCCAAATGTATTTAGGAGTGTTCCGTTGGCAAGTTGATTCATTACGGATTGAAGTTGCTCTGGTGACAAGCCAGAAAGCATCGCGGAAACCTGGCCGAAATCAGCGGCAATGTTCTGTTGTGATGCCAGTCCAGCAACAATGTCTCTGGCGATACTCGGAATAGCATTGGTGCGGGTGGTTTCAATAGCCGTATCTTGGGTTCGCTGGACACCAGACGCTCTAATAATGTCGGCCTGACCTTCCAGAAAGCCGCCCGGGGCAATCCCTCTGTTGATCAGGTCTCGCGCATGAAGCAGATTTGTCAATGGGGAATCGGGGTTCATCACATTAAGAACATCTACATAGTCAAGAAGCAGTTGATTTACGTCATTGGCAGTTGCAGTACTTCCCAGGTCCCTGAAGGCAATTTCAATTTGGCTCAACTGGTCAGACAGGTCTCCCCTTTCAAGTTGCTTGCGCAGGGGATCGAGCGCTTCGATCTGAATATCGCGAACTGAACCAATAATTTCTTCGGCTGTGCGCATTGAGGCGAGGCCTAGTGCTACAACGGCACTATGCACTGACTCTGTTGCTTCATATAGGTCAACGCCCATAGTATTTGCCAGGGCCAGAAGTTCTTCCGTGGACTTACCTGTCATCGACTTAAGGACATCCATTTTGTCATTGAAGCCCCTTTCGATAATTTCTGTTACCTCAAGAATTTTTTCTTGCTGCAGGTCTAGGCCATCAACATATTTTGTGACGCCAGCGTTTAGTGTGTCTGCCTCTTCTCTTGTAATTTTGCCTTCGGCGCGCAGTCGTGCCACTTCGGCCTTGCGGGCATCACGGTCCATGCCCTCAAGACCAAGGCCGCGAATATAGTCGGCTCGCTTGCCAAGTTTGCCGGCAATATCAGAAACCTGCGAAAAGTCTCCTGTGCCAATGAATGATCGCGCAACAGCGCCCATCACCTCAAGGCCGACCTTTTGAGCGTCCTGTTTCAGTTTCTTTTCTTCGCCCTTGAAGCGGTTGATCGCTCCAGTTACTCCGCCAATAGCCGCACCAATAACCGCGCCTACGGCGGCGCCAACAGGGCCACCCACCATACTTCCGAATGCGGCACCGGCTCCGGCTCCGGCGAGCGCTCCACCGCCAGGAGTCTTTGCGCCAAGAGCACCGCCAGCGAGCGTCAGCCCAAGACCGGCCATGGGATTAAACATGGCAACCATCGATCCCATTGATCCGATCGTGTTGCCCGCACTTCCCAATCCGGTATCGGCAAACTGAAAGTTGTTCATGAGGGCGGCGCTGCCCATCATGGATGCCAAGCCGGCGCCCAGTCCGGTCGGAGCGTAGCCACGAGTAAATCGACCCTGACGAGCACTGCTGCGCAACGCCCCCTTCAGCGAAGCGCCTATACCCATCCCGGCTTTACCAATTGTTCCAGCACGATACGCCCGATAACTCTGTCGTGTGGTCCCCTTGGTGATTGCATCGGAATACTGCTGGAAGTTCATCAGGTGCGACGGCGGAGCCTGCGGCCCACTAATTGCACTCGTCCCAAACCTATTGAATGGGAACATTTTCTTGTATTGCTTTGGAGTGTATGTTGCAGTTCCACCGCCAGGCAGAAGACCGCCATTCATTTCTCTTGCTTCCATGGGAGAAAATCCAAGCCGCCTAAGTTCCCTAGCAGCAATACGGTCCTGAACAAAGTTTCTTGCCCCAACGCTAGCGCGGCTAGCGAGATTCCTAGTAAAAATACCAGCGTTGTAGGCTCCACGGCCAGCGAAGGCTGTTGTGTTTGCTAGTCCGATGCCGGAACCGTAACTATTCATTCCCGGCATAAATCCACCGCCCAGGACCCCGAAGGGACCTAGAGCGCTGTTAATCGCTCCACCCATGGTACGGGCCCCACGCATCATGCCGCGGCCCGCTCTGCCCCGGGTTCGCCGGCCGCCAGGGCCCCTCTTGCTGCCCAGCATTGCTTTCCCACCAAACATCAAGCCAAGGGCGGCCATTCCCCCCATTGAGCCCATCTGTCCGATGCCACCAACAATTGCCAGTACCATTTCTGCAATTGTCATAAATGCTTCAGCAAGCGCATTGATGACTGGCAAAGCCTTAACAAAACTTTCCTCAAGCACTTTTGCAAAGTCAAAGAACAGGTTGACGAAGCGCTCAAGATTGCTTCCGAATCTGTCGAATTGCTCTCGGTTGTCTTCAATTAGTACGCCAATATCTTGATACTTTGCCCCGAACCGCTCGAAGATTTGCGTGAACGCCGGCCCGAAAATGTCCATGATTGCACGGCCGATTTCGGTGTATGGCCGCAGGCGATCAACAATGTCTTCAAATACATAGACAAGTTCTTTCCAAAACGAAACGAACCGGCCAACCATTCCCTCCGACCTGGGAAGATACTCGCGGAATAACTTGATGAGAATTTCTTCCAACTTGAGGAACATGCCAACGAAACCTTCAAGGAATGGGCCCCTGCCGAAAGAAGCAATAGATGGACCAACGCGCCGAAGAACACCCATGAGTGATTGCGCAACTTGGTCAAGTGCCGATTTGGTTGGCCCCAACAGGCTGTCACCGATATCTGCACCCATGGTGAAGAATTGGCTCATATAGCCCTTGAGTTGGCCGAACAGCGTCTGGCGTACGCGGCCCGCCTGCCCGGTTACTCCGCCGAAGGCAGCGAGTTCTCCGCTCGACAGCAACTTCTGGAAGTCGGCAACTGAAGACATGCCGCGCTTCTTGGCTTCATCAAGGGCTTTGGCAAATTGGGGACCGATCTTCTGACCAGCGGCCAGGACGTTCTGGGTAAGTTTGCCTTCTTTTTGCAACAGGCCAATAAATGCGCCAGCAGCGGCAATATTCTTGGCCGGGTCTCCGCCAGCAGCGGCAAAGTCTGCCAATTGGCGAAGCATGTTCTGCGACTGCCCAGTGAAACGGCTGCTCTGGTTTACTTGTACGAACGCATCATTTAGTCCAGTAAGCCCAAACACTGCCAGTTCGGCATCGCGCTGGAGGCCTCGCAGGCTTGCCGAAGCGTTCTGTGTTGCACCAAGGAAGTTATTATTCGTCGTGTAGTTGAACGACTGCATGGCTGCGCTGTATTCACGGAATCCAGCGAGCGCTACCGCTGCTGCCGCGCCAACTGCGGCAACGCCGGCAGCCACTAATTGCAGGGCTCCGTGATACGCCTTTGCCAGGAGCCGACCAGTGGCAAAGGTGGCATTCAGCAAAGGCAACGCTGCTGTGGCAACAACAGTCAGTATCGCATTGAACTTGGCAAAAATCCCAATCATTGTTCCAACAATTGAGCGCATCCTTACAAATGTGCGGCTAACAAGGTCGGTGCGATTTTTAATAGCGCTGAAGCGCTCATTTATGAGTGATTGGCGCTTCATGAACCGGTCGTTCATTCGGTTCATCGAAGCCAACTGCTTCTGCAAGCGTGTGATGTTTTGAACGCCCGAGATGTCGACATCAATTTTTACGACAACACGTTCGTCGGCCATGATCAACCTATGTAAGTAGCAGCGCTAGGGATGCCCTATTTTAGCGCATTCTGTCCATTTGTTTCTGCTGCTCTAGCCGATCCGCCTCAATGACTTTGGCGCAGGCCATACGCACAAACCACTCCTCATCGGAGGAGTCCAAAATGCGAATTGGATCAGTCCCGAATAATTCCCCGAGACGGGCCGCGGTCTTTATCCGCGGGTCCTCAACTAGTTCGTCGAGGACGTCTTCGTAGGGTTTACGGTTTCAACCGTATCGCCGTAACCGGACGCCTCCATGATCGCTACAGCGGCAGCCTCGACGTGCGGGTCGATGCCGAAAAAGGCGCGGACGCAGTCGGGGAGGGGGCGGGTTGTCTCCGTCATTTCCATGATTTCCGGCGACGCAAAGGTCAGGACGGTGCCATCCGAGTCAGCAACCTCTTCACCATTGATCTCAAAGCCGATGGTGCAATGACCAATTACGGAGCAGGCGAACTTAAGCGGATCAAGACCGTTCTTGGTCTCCTCGCCGGCGTTGCGCCGCCAGGCCTTCATCTGGTGCTGAGTGATATTCGGGCTCACCTTGAGGAGTACGCCCGGTCGCTCCGGCACCTCGATGTAGATGACCTGGCGCTCAACCTTCTTGGAGACTACTGCCTTCAACTGGTCGAGCACAGATGGGGTTACGTCAGCCTGCTTGGCGGTTTTCGCTGCAGGGGTGGACTCATCGAGTTGGAATGATTCAGCCATAATCAGGGACCTTAGCATAGTAGGAATAGGTAAGTTGCAGAATACGGTAAAATTATGTTCCCGCCGCCGTCACCGTAACGACGGCGGGAAACTCAGATCAGCGAGGGGCCGCGACGCTGGACACGCTGAAGGTCAGCGCGAATACAGCGGGGGCGCCAGACGACGAGTCACCGTCTGGCTCGCTCAAACCGACGAGCAAGCACTTGGGGTACACGCGGTCCGAGCCGGGAACCTTGAGATCACAGTCCAGGGTATAGACCGTGATGTCATAGTACACGCGGCCAACCAGTTGGCGCAGTTTGGGGAGGAAGGCTCCCGAGGCTACGTCAGTAGTGTCGAAGTGCTTGGTCAGGGTGATGTCACCGACTTCAGCCGGCGCGCACAACACCTCTGGGAATGTCTCGCCACCCACGTAGATTTTTTCCACGGAAGCAGTGATTTCTCCACCAGAGACCTGTGCGAAGTAGCCGTCGACGTTGGGACCCTTTTCCTGGGTCATGTTGTCCGAAGGCACAATCTTCGCCAGAATTTGCCTCTGCGCTAGTTTTGACACGGTAACTCCTTATCAGACTACTGATGCTGTTAGGTTGGACTTGGTGACTTCAACTTCAATCTGGTCACCAATGCTGGACACGCGAACGCCAACCTTGGCCTTGATAAGGCCTCCAGCCAACTGGCTGACAGGGTTGATTGCGTCGTTCACGACGACGGTGTAGCCGTAGTCGATGCGGCTTCCGAGAACATCGAACGCCTCGTACAGGCCACCAGCGAGACGCAGTGGTTCGAGAACGGCTCGCAGGCGGGCATCCACCTGGCCGAACAGCGCACCACGACCGTCGATGGTGGAGAACACCAGGTCTTCCAGGGTGTTCTGCGACTGAACAACGATGTAGTTCAGCATTTCCTGGGCAGTGATGTAGCGGAAGTTGTCCTCGTCAGACGAAGCCGAGCGAGCGCCGTACGCCCGGACCCGGCCATTGATGATCCGGAGGGCATTGACGCGAGACTCGTCAAGGCTGTCGCCAAGGGTCTTGCTGACGATCGAAGCCAGGCCGGTGAGGAACTTGGCTTCCGAAGCGAGACCAGCGTAGGGAGACCATGGGCCAGTGGCGTTAAAGGCCACCGAACGCTTGGCCGCGACATAGCCCTCTGGCGACAGGGTCACTGGAGTGTTAACTGCGCGGTTGGCGGTCACCCAGGGCCAGTAGAAGGCCGCATGCTCTGAGCCGGCGTAGTCGCCATAGTCAGCCATAGCACTGATCGCGTCGTCAGACGAATCGCCAGAGGCAAACGACAACAGAGCAACGCGGTGGTTGGTGTCGGCGTGATCGATGATTGCCTGGTGAAGGTTAGTCACGTCCATGCCTGCATCCTCGGTCGCGCCGGGGATGGCTACCGCACCAGCACCGAGGTCATCGGTGAAGTTGGCAAGTGCAGCCTCGTAGTTGGCGAGAACGATTTGGGCACGGTTGTCACTGCCTGCTGAAAATGCGGTAGCGGCGATCGTGGCGGGAACGCGATCAGCGGCACCGCTTGGAAGAACCGCCTCAACATAGCGATCCGCAACAGCGCTGCTGTTGATCTTGTTGACCGCAGCCTGGGCATTGGCAACTTCGCCAGTCGAGTAGACCTGCTCGTCATCGAGGAACAACTTGATGACAAAGCCAGAGCCGAGGGCAGCAACGCTCACATCGAGGTTTGCCGACCAAGCGCCCGGGCCCTTGGCGTTCAGGGTGACAGCATCCAGGCCGCCGGAGTTGTCGAGGGTGATTGTGCCAGTCGAGGTGGTGGCGGCGTAGCCGGCGCCGAGCGAGGCTCCAACAACGCGGCTCACGTAGCAGCGAGCGCCGCCCTCCTCGAAGAAGGCCTGCACCTGCTGGTGAGTGTGGCCGTACGAAACGTACCCACCAAAGTAGTCCTCGTAGTCGGCAAGACTTGTAACGAGAATCGCCTCATCGGACGGTCCACGCTCGGACTGACCGGCAATGAAGAAAGTGGCTGAAGGGGCTACGTTGGCCACTGTGGGGCCAGTACGTACCGCTGTTGTGACTACTACGCCGGGCGTTCTATGTCCTTCCGTATTCCGCGACCAAGATCAGAACTGTAAGTCAGTATAGCGCTTTTTGTTTTTCGCCAGATAATGTCTACCGAAATTCGCACTATGCCTGCTTGCTGTTCGTATCAATGCTACAACACAGCCTGATTTAGCGGTGCAAGTATCGTCAGTCAGGCAAAGGCTCGTTAAGGGCGGCTTTTTCAAGTTCGATCTCAAACTCGTCCATGGTGCCGATGGGCAGTCTGGTAATTCGCTCCATAACTGTAAGGTCATAAGAAATGAATGAACCGGCCAATGCCCGTTCGCCCTTGAGGAGAGTAAGGTCCGAGAACTCTTCCCGCATCGTGCCCTCGTCAATCATCACTTCCAGGTAGTACTCGGGCTTGTTGGCCCGCAGGCATGGGTAGTCAAGTAGGGCTGATCGCAGGACCGTGGATAGTCGGTCACGCATGAGGGTCGCTGCTTCGTTCCCCTCAGCGCGCACCCATACATATGTCCTCATATTGTACGTAACCTGGTACAACGGGTCCATGGCGCCGGTATAGTCATCGCGCAGAAAACTAGTTGTCGAAATAGCGACTGTAATAATTGTCGGGAACTCATCCAGGGCCAGGGGCTCATAGTTGAGGTACTTGACCGGCTCTGGAAGCGCCCCATCATCAACAAACCATTCACCCTCAGCACGACGTGCGAAGCGGTAATCGTCAAGACGCCGCTTGAAGTCTGCCTTCAGATAATTAGTGACAAATAATTTTGCGTTGTGTGCGCCCTGCATGATCAGATACCCCTAGCGGTCCACTTAGCCATGATCTGGCCTAGTTCGGCGGCGAACCCAACAGGCTCAAACACAATTTTGCGCTTAGGCATCTTCCTAGTTCCGTACTGGTGGAACTTGGCATATTCGACATCGGTGCCATAGGTGGCACTTTTGGGGCTGACGATGTTCATGCTCCCACCATCCAGGGCAATGAGGCTACGGAACAACTTACCGTTAGCAACCATTGGTGGAGCCCCAGGGTAACGCCTAGATTTCCATGCCCCGTACTCGGCATCAAGTGGCGCCCAGCCACCGACTGGAAGGCCATTGCTGGAGAAGTTCTTGGCATTGGCTGCGGCAAGCATAGCGCGAGCCTGACGCAGGGGAACCTGCTGGTTTTCAAGACGCTGCTTAATCCCCTCAAGACGAACAATAGCCTGCTTCTCGCCGTATACGCGGACATTGACTTTGGAATACATCAGCCGGCAATCTGTTTGCGTCGGTAGCGCTTTAGCGCCAACAACTCGCTGTCCAAAAATCCGGTCTGTAGTGGGGCGACGTTTCTGGAGTTAAGGTCCTTGATGCCGACAACATCGTCATGCATGTTTTGCATTTCTCGAGATGCGGCCCGAAGGATCATCAGTCGGAACATCTTGATTTGGTCACCATCAAGCCCACCTTCATAGGTAACCGTGACAACATCATTGGGGTAGCCCCTGTAGCAGTCAATGCCATAGCGCTGAACTACATAGTCGATGCCTTCAACCTGGGCCAATACGTTTCCAGTCGTGTTTGTGATGGTTACGTCGGTGACCGTAACGACTGGCGTATTTCTAAGGTATACGCCAACCGGGGGCTGGGTGATTGAAATGCCAGTATTCAGGGTTGTGTCGAGGCTTTGATCGTAAAAGAACGATGCAGTCGGCATGCCAACGGAGGACGCCTGAATAACGTGAGTTTCCGTATATTCATGAATCTCGATGGGCCGGCGAATATAGGCCTCAAGTTCGCTTTGGAGACCCTCTAGGACATATGTGGCGGCATCTTCTTGACGCGAACTAAAGGTAATGTCCATGTATCGACGAAGTTCGTCAATAGAAACCAGCATCTAGGGCCTCCTGTCAGCGGCGGCCACGGCCTCGAACCCGAGCACGGTCGGCGGCACGAGAAACACTACGAAGCGCACGACCCGCAGCGCGTCGAAAAAATCCAGGACGCCGACGCCTGCCGACGTCAGAACCCCGCTCTTCATCGTCTGTGTTTGTGCGACGCGGAACTACCATGACTCTCCTTGGTCAAGTCAAGAGTAGCACAATAGGTATTACTGCTCCCAAGACCTCTTGGCCAAACCTAAATCGAATGCCAACTGAGGATAATTACCGATTCTAATATGACATGGGCGGCACACGGCGATCAGGTTGTCGATGTCCAGAATTGACCCGCCCTGCGACCTGCGGACCAGTTCATGAATGTCCATCGAGCGATTCCTGGCATAGGTAACTCGCCCATCATGCTCGGCAAAAATCGGGCAGGCCTCACACCAGACTCGCTCCTCTAGCAGCCTTTTGACCAATGGCCGGCGCTCACGGTAGAGCGCTTCCTGCTTGGCAGAACGCTT